TCCTTGTGACCCTATCTCTACAAGCTGGTAATTAGGAAGATCTCGCTTGCGCTGCGGGCCTAAGCATTTATTTTTTCCAGAGTTCACGCAGTATAGCTTATCCCAGTACAAATGCTCTATCCCGTTTTCATCTTTTACTGGGTCAAAGTAAGGAAACTCTGCGTGGGCGTTTGTGTAATAGTCACTGGTAGGTATCTCTTTAATATTTATCCAGAGACAAAAAGCGTCACTACATTCCGACTCTAAGATGACAAAATCTCCTGGTACGTAATAGTACTCTCTTTTTTCTTTGTAGTTATTCCAACTATCGTCTGATGGGCTAGAGAGATCTTTATTCCAGCTAGAACTCGCTTCTCCCCAGTCTTCTAAATACAATTTTAAAAAATAAGGGTCGTGTCTCTCAACTAACTCGTCAACTGTAGGCAACTGAGCTGGCTCTGAGACTTCTATGCTACAGATTTTTGTCCATTTTGTTCTATCTAGCGGAGGAGATAGGGCAAGAATATCTTCGTTTGCTTCGTACAAAGAAATAATATACCCATCGTCCTCTATGTATAAAACTCTGTCTCCAGTAAAGTACGCTACAACTTCTCTGTACTTAGAAACGCTCCACTTGTCAATTGTCTCTGCTAAATTTAAGTTAGCAGTACTTTCTTTTATTTCCCAGGGAAAATGTACTCCACCCCAGGATTTATAAACGCCTTTTTGAAACTCATAGAACTCATAAGTGTCTATAAGCTCTTCTAGGCTAATGCCGCAGTCATTAGTTTCTCTTCCGCACGACCTATCAACGACCTCGCCCTCAACAGGAGGACTGGGACTATGAAGATTATTTATGTCCTCAACAGCATCTTTTTGCTCTTCTGTAAGTTCAGAAAAACAACCTTTAAAAAATACGTTGGAGGTTGACATACCTCAACCCTCCTATAATATATTAGTTATAAGTGAATGTATCCATTACAAACGTTAGCTCCAATGTAGATACGTTTGTAGAAGCTCTATCGGCCTGGCCAAAATTTAACGAGGTAATCTGAGCGTCTGGGATAGTGATGGTTCTGTTTCCTACAGGTGAGGGATCTTCACCACAACTCACAGGAGTAACTGTAAGAGTAATATAAGAACAGTCGTAGGTCTTCCAAAAGTCGACGATGTCTGCGTGCTTTTCGGGGTCAAAAGGAACGGAAACAGTAACTTCCGCAAGAGTACGAGGACCCTTGAGTTGGAAGATACGGCCTCTTACACCATCAGCATACTGAGTAGTTCCTGAGGTGTCTCTGATACCAGAAAAGGTTGTAAAGTAGTGCTGGAAAGGGGAAGCCTGGATCCAGTACTGTGCTTGTGTGATAGGCTTATATGCTAACATAGTACGTTATGTATAATGCAATATTTCTAATAGTATTTTAAACTACATGCGCTATTGGAAATAAGGATCAAACCATCTCCAGTATCCTTTAGCCTCTATATCGAGGGTAACCGTCTCGCGGTGGACAGTATATCTATTTAGTCTAAAAACTGCGTGATATAAGGCAATAAGGCTCTCGGAGTCTTGCTCTGAGAGACCATCTTGATGTACAAGGGCCTTAAATTTTTGTAAATCTGTTTCTAGTCTTGCTTTCAGTTCAAATGTTTCAATCGGTACTTTACGAAGGCCTTTAATTTCTTCAAAAAATCTTTCAATAACAAAGATAATCTCTCCTGGAGAAGTAAACTCGTCTATGTTGAGCTTAGAAATAGACATTTCGTTACCTGTAGAATCAGAGACAATTCGCTGGAATCCTACATCATCAAGGTTACCTTTAAAATTAGCAGAGATTTCTTGAGAAATTTGTTGTTTTTCAGACTTCTCTTCAAAATCAAATAGCTTCATGAGTTCTGAACCAAACTCCATGTCTTCGGCCATAGGAGCTTCTTCCTCTCCTTCCGCGGGAGGCATTAATCCTCCTCCCATCATTCCGCCTTCAGGCATCTCTTGTTTAGATAGCGAGGGAATATTAAGTTTTTCTCTAAGCCAGTCTACATCTTCTACCTGATATCCTAAAGCTCCAAGTTGTGAAAGAACCTGAACTATACGCACAGGATCCTCACGTTGCTTGAGATCTTCAAAATTACGCACCAACCTTGGAGGATTTTTACCAGGGTAATTAAGTTCTACTATCCATCGGACCAAAGTAGAATTAATCGTCTCATCTAGTTCTTCAGAAAAAGCCTTGGCTTTACGCATGCGAACAGAGTCCGCAATTTGATCTCGCGCAAATGATCCGACATTTCCTGTTTCTTGGCCAACGGTTGTTTCTCCGTTTATTACAAAACTGATTTGTTGATCAATGTACGAAATTAATTGGTTATATAGCTCGGGTCTCCCGTTGCTTTCTAGCCAATTAATATCCATTTCATCCGGTAGAACAATCGCAGTTTCCTGTCCTAACCGCTGAAGAGCAGTGAATAAAGAATTAACTTCTTCCTCTGGAGTGCCCAAGCTGAACTTACCTACGGCCGTTGGGGTAGTATGTTTATCTGCGTATTGTAGCCAGAAATTAAGTAAAGTTCTTCTGAACTCAACAAGAGGATAGAGTTGGCGACCAAGTCCAGAGCCATGAACATCCATAAAATTGCTATAGGCCCAGTGCCTATGCATTATTATCGATCTAAGAGGAATCCCCATGCCTTCTACTGGAGAAAACATTGTAATAAGCCTAGGGCTTACGGTCCCGTCATCATTGAGTCTAAAGAGGAATCTTCGTGGGTCTCTGGATTTTATTTCTGAAGGTACAATATACTTTCCTTGTCTCATCCAGCAGATTTCAGCTACTGACATTCCAAGTACTATGGATTCGCACATTCCACGGATAAACGTGTCAAATCCAGAGTTTGCAGAAACTAAAGATTCTTTGCCATACGACTGTCGGGTATTACTACCCATTCGGTTAATTACTTGACGCACAAACTCTGCGACTTCTTCGTCTTCTGAAGCATCAGAAGCAGGATAAACTTCCCAAGGTCTCTGTACAATCTCGCCTATGAGCTTTTCCCACGCAGCAAGAATTTGGCTGTCGTTAAACAACCTCATGTACTTCTCGATGGCTCTAGGGCCACCACCACCTTCCTCTAAAAGGATGTCGTCTCTACGGGGTAAGATTACTCCGCTGGTAAGGTGCGGGGCACCTGAGTAGGAATAAGGATCCGACTTGTATCCAGCTAGGTTACCTTGAGAAACTCCCAGGGAAAAATACCTGTCGAAAAACCCAGATTTAATATGTCTTTGAGGATTTTCAGAGCTCATTGGGTACTTTTACACATCATTCTTCGCTATCTTTAAACTTACTAGGCTCAACTACCTTAGTTAGGTCAATAACAATTGTTTCCAAGTCCATGAGTTTTTCCGCTAACTCCTCTCGGGTTATATTTCCATTTTCCCACTCTTCAATTAGTTCCTCGGCTCCGTCAACTTTGACATTCTGCCCGTTTGTTAGAATGTTAATTCCTTTTTCCATAGTTCTTGTTCTTTATGAATAGATTGGTACAGTGATTTGTAGGTTTTTCTCCAAGCCTCGTCGTATTTTCGTACGTACTTGAAGTAATTTTTTTCCCAAGAATCTTGGGTGTATAACTCTTTATACTTTTCTGGAACAGTTAAAGAGAATGTTTTTAATTCTATTGCTAGAATTGCACTCATAAAATCCCCTCTTTTGGCAATCATTTGCTTTTTAAGTGCTTCTAGATCTATGTTGGGGTGCTCTTTTGCTACTTTTTCAAACAAAGGAGATTTTAATAGATCAGATTTTTGAGTTAACTTTTCTTTTTTAATAGTTTCTTCATAAGCATTATCTAGGACCTGTGCCATGAAAGTTGAATTAAACTCAACTTCAACGCCATCGTTAATTTCTTTCCAAAACTTTTTAAAAGATTCATAGCACCTAACAATAGTTAAATTTGCGTAAGATTGAAGCTTTTGCCTAATTTCTCTTTTTGCAGCATCCGTGTAATGCATGTCTTTTCCATCTGGCCAAAGAACACTTCGCTGCGCAAGAGAGTTAGACCAAAGAAAAGTCGTCAGAAGCTTTTTAATTCTAGAGTCGCTTAGATCTTTTTTAGGCAAATCGTCTATGTCTTTAATAGCTTTTTTCCACTCATAAAAAATATCTGTTGCTTTATTTTCTGATGCTTGCCACACC